TAGTATTATGCAGAAAGGCTCAGGAAGTCACAATGCACAAATTACATTACAAGGAAGTTATCCAACAACACTAAATCTTTTACAAGAAGGTTCAACAAACAAATCATATACACTAACACAAAATTGTGCAACAGTAGGTGGTTGTTCAGTATCGGTCACACAACAATGAAATCAGAATGTCCACCCGAGTTTTATGAATGTCTAACTGAAGAAGAGTATGACGACATAATAGACCTCTTCGAAGAGAATGATATGGTAATGCCAGAATCTTTGGGTGATGTTGAAGCTGCATCTGATTTCGTATGGCAAGTTCTCTTCCTTACACCAATAGAGTTGGTCTACATAGGATTCACAATGACAATACTTGCAACTTACGGACTCTCTATATATTATATGTACAAAAGGATACAAAAGAAATTTAGTTAATGTTTGAGAATTGGTCGGTCAAAAGAGTCGAGAGGTCAGACATAAAAGACTTCATAGAAACTCATCACTATTCAAAATCAATCAATGGATGTATTGCAGATTACTGTTATGCATTGTTCCACGAAGAACAAATGAAAGGTGCAATGTTCTATGGTAGGTTTGCTATGATGAACCAGTGGATGAAATACGGAGATAACAAAGAGGATGTAATAGAACTTAGAAGACTCTGTTGTATTGACGACACTCCTAAGAACACTGAAAGTTTTTTTATTGGTGCATCCCTAAGACAACTCAAAAAAGATTGGGGTGGTAAAACTGTAGTAAGTTATGCAGATAATGAATATGGTCACGAAGGAACTATCTACAAAGCAACCAACTTTGATTACATAGGTCAAACCAAGTTTGATAGAGTCATTATACACGAAGACCGAAGATACCACGACAAAACAATTAGAACAAAAGATGCACACGGTGTTTTAAAACCATATGCACAAAAGATAAAAACTGCACTGGAAGAAGGTAGTGCATATTATCATAAGACTAAAGGAAAGAATATTTTCGTGTATAAATACTAGTATGGCATATTCACAAAAAGTAATCGATAGATTCGAAGGTGTTCTCAATGCACCTGAACAATTCTCAGTTGGTAGATTCGACCCCAACGACCCCAATGTTGCAACAGGAATGGCAGGAGCTCCTGCTTGTGGTGATGTAATGAAACTGCAACTTAAACTTGACGAGAACGAAATGATAGTAGACGTGAAGTTTAAGACTTATGGTTGTGGAAGTGCAATTGCATCCAGTTCAATGTTCGTAGATTTACTCAAAGGGAAAACTATGGAAGAAGCAAAACTTATCAAAGATAAAGATATTGCAGAAGCATTAGAACTTCCACCAATCAAATTACACTGTAGTGTTCTTGCAGAAGACTCAATCAGAAAAGCAATAGAGGACTGGGAAAGTAATGGATAAGAGAGTAGTAGAACTAGTAAACGAATATCGTATTAAAAGAAGAAGAAAAATGTGGTCAGGAATTTGGTCTGCATTTCTTGGACTTTCGTTGATATGTATTTGTCTCTACATATTCTTCTTTGCTTGGCCGACAGTTGTATAGTTGGAAAACAGTCCTCATCACCATTGGTGTATTTGTAGGACTTAAAATTTGGTCTCCATATCTAGTAGAAAATATTAAGTGGTCTTACTTTGATGTTCTTCATCAGAGTCAGGAAATAGTTCAGGTCGATGACATTGTCTTAGTAGACATAGACGAGAAGTCACTTGAAGTGTTTGGACAGTATCCTATCAAACGTAGTATCTATAGGGATATCCTGCTTGACACTCATTACACTAACACTCATATTTTCACTCAACTCTTCAATCAACCTGATAGAAATTCAGGAGAAGACGAAATCTTTGCAGAAGGATTAATCAACAGATTAACAATTCTTGCATCAGCACCTACCATACAAAAGGACACTGGTTCTGCACCCTTCGTAGGAAACTCTACCTTTGGGGGTGGAAAGGCAAAGGATTGGTTATGGAACTTCTCAGGAATCTCAAGTCCTATCAGGATACTTCAGGACAATACTTACGGAGTTGGGGTCACTGTTGCAACACCTAGTGTTAGTGGAACACCAAACTTTGATGGAACGACAAGGTCTATTCCTTTAATCGTGACTGCAAACGACCAAGTCTATCCGTCACTTGCACTTGAATATCTTCGTGCATTTAAGAATGAACCTTCATATCAAACTAAAATTACAGAAGTCGGAGTAGAGTGGGTAAGAATGGGTAGAGACAAACCTATCACCACCACTGCAACCAGTGATGTTATGGTATCCTATTGGAATGAGTTCCAACGGGTTTCTGCTGTCGACTTACCGAACCTTAACTTAGAGAATAAGATTCTTGTATGGGGTCTTACTGCAGAGGGTTTGAATAATCCAGTTTCAACTCCAGTGGGTGTATTGTATCCTCACGAAGTGCAAGCGAACCATATCCAAACCGTTTTGTCAGGAGTTCAAATACAACAATCCTACTATCTTGAATTGCTTGAGATTGTTCTTCTGTTGACAGTTCTTGTAATGATACTGGTGATGGTTTACAAACTTCCCACAGTTCTTTCGGGGATAGTGAGTCTAACACTTGTAGGACTTCAAATCTTCGGGAGTTATTATATTTGGACTTCAGAGCTCGTTCTTTTCGATACCTTCTTTTCATCAATTGCCTCCTTGATTGTTTTTGGTCATGCCTCTTTCAATCAATACTATACAACCTACCAACTCAAAGAAGAAATCAAGAAGCAGTTCCAAAAGTATTTATCTCCCGACATGGTTGACCAACTTGCAGAGAATCCCGATTTACTTAAACTAGGTGGAGATAGAAAAGAACTTACATTCATGTTTATGGACATATGTGGATTCACCCCCATAAGCGAACACTACATGAAACAGGACGACCCCGAAGGATTGGTAGAACTCATTAACAAGTTCTTAGACATGCAAACAAAGATAATCCTAAATAATAATGGAACAATCGACAAGTATATGGGTGATTGTATTATGAGTTTTTGGAATGCACCTTTAGATTGTCCCGACCATGCCGAGATGGCAGTCAAGTCTGCAGAAGAAATATTAATCGCAACCAAGGAACTTAATGAAGAACTCAAACCACTCGGTCTTCCACCCATTAACGTGGGTATTGGGATTAATACTGGTGAGTGTATCGTTGGAAACATGGGGTCAGAACTTAGATTTGACTATTCCGTCATTGGAGATGCAGTCAACCTCGGTGCTAGACTCGAAGGTCAAACAAGAAATTATGATGGGGTGGACGTGTTGTTGGGACAAGAAACTTATCTCCAGTGTCCAAACAGAACATTCACAAAAGTTGATTCAATTACAGTTAAAGGAAAATCAGAACCAGTCGTGGTTTACACTATCTGAACAACCCACTAAAACTCAATGGGTTGCATTCACCAGTCTTCAACTCTTAGATATCTATACAACCTATAAAGGTCTTCAATACAATTGTGTCAAAGAACTAAATCCAATCCTTGGTGAATCACCTTCAGTGGGTAAAATGTTTCTAGTAAAGACTGCAGTTTTAATTCCTGCTATAAACCATGATATAAAACATAGTTATGTATCCCCACAACTCTTTTCAGAAATGAACCTTCTCATGACAATAGTAATTGCAAACAATATAGATAAATATCAAGAAGCAAAAAAATATTGCAAAAAAAGATAAAAACCCCTTGAAATTTCAAAAAAAGTCCTTATAATAGTAGTATGGTGTTATAAATACCATTGTGATGCCCATTAGGGGTCACATAACAATAACTTGCTTAAATAAAGGAGAAAACTATGACTATCTATGACGATGTCTTCGGGAAATCATTCCCATTCGCAATCGGGTTCGACAGAACTCTACAACTATTAGAACGTGCAGATACACATTCTAGTTCTAACTATCCACCCTACAACATTGTAAAAATCGATGAGGAAAATTTCCAAATTGAAATGGCAGTAGCAGGATTTGATAAGAAAGAAGTTTCTATCTCTAAAGAGAAGGAAAAACTTATCATTACGGGAGAACAGGATACTGAATCAAAAGAGTATGTCCACCAAGGACTTGCATCTCGTTCATTCAAAAGGTCATTCACACTTGCAGACGATATAATCGTTAAAGGTGCAGATATGAAGAATGGTATTTTGGTTGTCAGTTTAGAGAGAATTGTGCCAGAGGAAGACAAACCTCAAGAAATCAAAATTTCTTAAAAACCATCTATACAGATACACCTATTTGTAATATAATGGGTGTATCTTTTTATATATTATGGAGAAAAAAATGGAAGAAGTACATATGGGTCTACCTTTAATTGAAGGACAAGAGGTTCCTAACGTAGACTTAACAATAAGAGTTGATGGTGATTTCGTTCAACTAAACACAAAAGAACAATTTGCAAATAAGAGAGTAATTCTGTTTGGATTGCCTGGCGCATTTACACCAACATGTTCAACTCAACAACTGCCTGGCTTTGAAGAAAAGTTTGCAGAGTTCCAAGAGAAAGGTATTGATGAGATTTACTGTGTATCAGTTAATGATACATTCGTAATGAACGCATGGTTTGAATCACAAAACATTACTAATGTTTTCCCACTTCCCGATGGAAATGGTGAGTTCACTCACAAACTTGGTGCAGAATGTAAAAAGTCAAACTTAGGATTTGGATATAGGTCTTGGAGATATGCATTAGTAATTAATGATGGTAAGATTGAAAAACTCTTTATAGAAGAAGGTTTCGGTGATAATATCGAATCCGACCCATATGAAGTTTCCACACCCGAGAATGTGCTAAATACATTGTAATGAACGAATATTTCAGATATACTCTTAAAGACTTAGAAGAAAACTCTGCACAAAAGAAGTTTAATTATATAACTTTCTTTGCTGGTGGTGGAGGTTCTTCTTGTGCTTATAAACTTGAAGGTGGAGACTGTAGATATATGAATGAGTTTCAACAACTACATGTTGATACTTACCTTCAAAATTTTCCCAATACAATTCATGAATGCAAAGACATTAAAGAAGTCACGGGTAAGAGTATTATGGAACTTAGTGGACTTGAAGTTGGAGAGATTGATATCTTAGATGCAAGTCCTCCTTGTCCACCATTCTCTATGGCAGGTTCTAAACGTGAAGGTTGGAACAAAGAAAAGATTGCATATGGAATGAAACAAACTAACATTGAAGATTTGACTTGGGAAGTAATTAGAATTACTGGAGAACTAAAACCTAAAGTTGTTATATGTGAAAACGTAAAGGGTCTTACAATGGATTATGCAAAAGACCATCTAATCAGAATGATTCAAGACTTTGAAGCAGAAGGATATTCTGCAGTGTATAAAGTTATGAAAGGACAAGAACATGGAGTCCCACAAAAAAGAGAAAGAACATTTATACTTGCAGTTCGTAATGATGTTTTAGATAAAATAGGAATGCCATGGATGGTATTAGGAAGTGTATTTCCCGAACCATCTGAAAAGGAATGGACTGTAAGAGATGCAATTGAAGACCTACAAGATGATGAAGAGAATATAGTAGATGCAACTTACTTAGAGGAAGCAATGAGAACATCTTCCAAATCCCATTGGGTTTTTGGATTTGAAACTCATCCCGACTTTCCAAACTCTGGCCCATGTTTAGGAATGAGAGGAATCAATGACAGAGATAGAGTTATAAGTATTGGGGATGATATCGTTGGCCCATGGTTTAAGACACAAATCAAAAATGGAATCATAGACCCCGAAGATGAAAAACATTCATACTACATGTCAAGAATTGTTCCATGGGAACAAGCTGCACATTCTTTAACGGAACAAGGATGTCAACCAAAATTTATGGGTGGTAATCATTTCCATCCAAGTGGAGAGAGAATATATACTCCAAAAGAATTACAAAGAATTATGACTTTACCCGATGATTACAAATCAACAGGAGATTATAATGATAAAGGTGCAAGGATAGGATTAATGGTTGCACCTCTATGCTTAAGAACACTTGTAGAAAGTGTCAATACAAACATATTGGAGAAGTACAATGTCAATTAGAACACACACCCCAAAGGTAGACCATGGTTTTGCATGGACTAAAGAAAAATACAATGGTCAGTGGTTAGATGGAAGTGAGATTACTGATTTAGTTTCTACTGTAGGAACAACAGATGAACTAACTAAAATCTATAAACCAGTATCAACTCTTGGAGAAGAACCACCATTACTAGCATGTATTGTTAAAGGTGTGTACACTGGTGATAAGTTAGAAGAACTTAGAGAAACAGTTCAATCTATAGAAGAAGTATCTACACTTCGTGCAAATGCAGCTGGCCCGATTGACCATGAGGAAATGAAAAAGAAAGGATTGATTGAAGGAGTTCATTATAAAATGAGAACACCAAATTCATATTATCCTATAAAGAAAAATGGTCAGTTTAATCGTATTGCAGAAGCAAATCCTATTCATTCTATTTTTATGGGACATAAGAGAGGAAGATTTACAGGAATGATTGGACTTAGTGGTTGGTCTAAACTTGCAAGAAACAGAGAAAAGTGGGAAAGTATGCAGGATATAGCATTACTAAATGAGATTGCATTAAAGAAAGGTGCGCCAGAGGTATGGAGAAAACAAAGAGAATTTTGTGATGAATGTGTTGACCCACAATACACATTAAAGGGAGCTCCGTTTACTTCTATATCTGCAAACAAATATTCATATGTCGAAGGTGCAGGAAAAATGTCTGCACATGTCGATGGGGATGATTTAGATTTTGGTATGACAACCATGTGTGTATTCCGTTGTGGAGATTACAAAGGTGCATACTTATCATTTCCAAGATATGGAATAGGAATTGATGCTGACGATGGAGATGTAATTATTGCAGACTCAAATGAAATACATGGAGTCACTCAAATAGAAGGAACAGGTGTTAGACATACTTGTGTTGCATATTGTGGAAGTGATGTTGCAACAAAAGGTGTAAGAGGTAAAACAGAGAATCCTATTGGGCATCATCATAGAGATAAACATGGTAGTTTAGATACTTTCTTAAGTTAAAATGACCGAACTATTCAACAGTAAAGTTTACAGAGTTGTAGAAAATCCCCATCAAGAAGATGCAGGGATAGAACTTACTGGTGGTGAATGGGATGGTTTAGTTTATCAATATGGAAAGGTTCACATGGAAGACGGCAAACCCCATTTAAACTTTGAAAGAACCATAAGAAGATTACCAAATGGGGCTGAAAACTCAGAAGAAGCACTTACAGATTTACTAAATAATAAGGAATTAAATACACTAATGGGTGATATTCTAGTCGAAGTCATGCAGGAACAAATAAGGAAAGAGAATGAACAAAGAGATATTGAAGGAACAGATTAAGAGACACGAAGGAGAAGTCCTTGAAGTTTATGCAGATTCACTAGGATATTTAACACTAGGTGTTGGACATCTAATCAAAGAAGGTGATGCAGAACACGGACAACCTGCTGGAACTCCAGTAAGTCAAGAAACGGTTGATGCATATTACGAAGCAGACTTTGACAAACATGTCGAAGAAACTATTCATGTATTTGAATCAAAAGGTGGAGAAGATTTCTATGCATTACCCGAAGACATTCAACACGTTTTAGTCAACATGACATTCAACTTAGGTGGAACAAGATTCGGTAAGTTTAATAACATGTGGAAAGGTGTTGTTGCATGTGACTGGGAAAAAGTTGCAGTTGAAATGGAAGATTCTAAATGGTTCGGACAGGTCGGAAGACGAAGTGTTGAACTACAAGAGATGGTAAGAAACTGTGGATAATATTAAAGCAGTAAAATTACTTGGTGGTGATATAATCATGGGTCAAGTAAAGACAGATTTCTTTGGTAATATGACTATTATAGAACCACAACAATGTGTTATTAATGTTGACGAAGGTAGGATGGAAGTATTACTTGCTGACTGGATTCCTTTTGCAATGAAATATGAATTTAAACTACATAAGAAAGATATAGTCACAGTATTTGATGTTAAACCTCAATTATTAACAAACTATAAAGTAGGAACAGGTAATAACAAAAGATGAGCAATTTAACATTATTAACAGATAACAGAACTAATTGGTTATCTCTAATAGATGAGACAGACGATTTAGATAATGTGAATGCCCAACTAAAACATTTTTTAGAGTTATGTGATGCTGAAGATATCTCATCAGATTCAGATTTAGTATCTGCATATAACACTATTGATGCAGAACTTAACACAAGAGGTATTACACATACACCTATAACCCCACCACAACCAGCACCAACATCATGAGCAGAGAAACATTACTAAGAGCATTACAATCACAATATCAAGGTCAAATGGACATTGCAATGGCAAACATCAAAGTTTACCAAAACAATCCTGCAGGTATCGGAGAACATCCCGATGTTGCAGAAGCACTTGATACTCAAATAGAAAAGTATGCAACTGCAAAAGAAAAGTACGATGCAGTCGAAACTATTTTAATTCAAAAACCTCAAACTACATTGACAGAATAGTATCCGTATAGTATAATTACTACATGGATTTCTACACTAATGTCTGCAGAACCCGTGACAAAATTCTAGTCACTGGATATCAAGGAAACAAAAAACAAAAACTATCTGTATCTTACAGACCTAAACACTTTGTCCAATCTAAGAAAGGGGACACTGCTTACAGGTCTTTAGACGGTAGACCACTTGAAGTCGTTGAACTTAACTCAATGGGTGGTGCAAGAAAGTTTAGAGAACAGTATGCAGGAACACAAGGATTTGATATCCATGGATACGATAGATACATCTATACCTACATTGCAGATAAATGGCCAACAGAAGTCGAGTGGGATTATACCAAAGTAAAAATTGCAACACTTGATATTGAGTGTGAATCAGAAAACGGATTTCCCGAACCAACACTTGCACAAGAGAAAGTCAATGCAATAACAATCAAACCATTCAGACATAATGCTCACACATTTGGTATTGGTCGTTGGGATGAATGTCCTAGTAATGTTGTTTACTATGAGTGTAAAGATGAGGCACACCTATTAGAGGAGTTCATCAAACACTGGAGGAAAGCATCCTATGATATTATTACTGGTTGGAATGTAGATTCATTTGATATCACATATCTTTGTAATCGTATTGATAGGTTGTTTGGTGAAGACCAACACAAAAGATTATCCCCATGGAACATGTCTGATTTTAGAGAGTTCACTTCTTATGGATATCAGAAGAATCAGAAGTATACTTTATATGGAGTCAATGTTATTGACTATATGGAATTGTATCAGAAGAGAACTTTTGTTAATCAAGAATCATATTCATTGAATCATATATCTCATGTTGAACTAGGTAAAGCAAAGTTAGATTATTCAGAACATGGTTCACTACATGGTCTTTACAAAAATGACTATTCCAAGTATCTTGCATACAATGTACAGGATGTTGTTCTTGTAGAAGACTTGGAAGAGAAACTTGGTCTATTAGAATTAACTATGACAATGTCATATGATGCCAAATGTAATTACTCTGATACTTTTGGAATGGTAAAGTACTGGGAAACTATTATATACAACTTCCTTAAGAAACAGAATATTCAAACACCACCACAAAAATTAAAACAGACTAAAACACATTCAATTGTTGGTGCATATGTAAAGGAACCCCTCGTAGGGAAACATGATTGGGTAATGTCATTTGACTTGAACTCACTTTATCCCCATTTAATTATGCAGTTTAATATATCACCCGAGACAATAATCAAAGGTGGTCAGAGAATGGATGTGACCATTCAGAACATGCTTGATGGTGAATCAGACCTATCCCCACTTAAGAAGTCTAATAGAACAGTTGCACCTAACGGTGTTATGTTCAAACGTGATAAACAAGGATTCCTTCCCGAACTTATGGAAACATTCTATGATGAACGTAAGATGTGGAAGAAGAAGATGATTGAGTATCAAATTGAGAAGGAATCATGTAAAGAACCCAAAAGAAAGAAAGAACTAGAGAGTCTTATCAAACGTGCATACAACAATCAACAGGTTCGTAAGATTGCACTTAACTCTGCATACGGGGCTCTTGCAAATCAATACTTTGCATTCTTTGACCCAAACCTTGCAGAAGCAATTACCATGTCGGGTCAGTTAGTTATTAAGGTTGCAGAAAAAACAATAAACAATTGGATGAACAATGTCCTTAAAACTGATAATGAGGATTATGTAATTGCAATGGATACCGACTCGGTTTACATTACTTTTGATAAACTAGTGTCACAAGTGTTTCCCGAAGACACCGACAAAGACAAAATCATCAATTTTCTAGACACTATTGGAAGAGAGAAAGTAGAGGATATTTTATCCAAAGGTTATGACGAACTTGCAGAATATACTAATGCATTCCAACAGAAAATGGAAATGGGTCGTGAAGTAATTGCTGACCGTGGTATTTGGACTGCAAAGAAAAGATATATTCTAAATGTATTTGACTCTGAAGGTGTAAGATATGAAACACCTAAACTGAAAATGATGGGCATTGAGACTGCAAAATCTTCTACACCCGAATGGGTCAGAGGCAGACTTACTGATGCATTCAAAGTTGTTATGAATGGAACAGAACAGGAACTATGGGATTTCGTAGAGACTGCACGAAAGGATTTTAGAAACCTTCCAGTTGAGAAGATGAGTTCACCAAGAGGTTGTAATAATCTTGAACAGTATTCAGACCCAACATCAATCTACTCCAAGGGAACACCCATACATGTAAGAGGTGCTTTACTTTACAATCACCAACTTAAGAAACTAAACATAGATAAACGATATGAGAATATCCGAAGTGGAAATAAGATTCTCTTTACCTATCTCAAACTACCCAACAAGATGAATGAGAATGTAATATCATACTCAAATGTTCTACCAAAAGAATTTGACCTACAGAACTATATCGATTACGATAAGCAGTTTGATAAATCATTTATAGAACCGTTGACTGCAGTTATCAGTAAAATTGGTTGGAATGTTGAACCAGTTGCATCCTTAGATTCATTTTTCGGATAAATAAGACTATGTATCAGTATAATGTCTCAGTAGTTAAAGTTGTCGATGGTGACACGATTGACGTGGATATTGACTTGGGTTTTGGTATGTCTTACAAAAAACAAAGAGTACGTATGATGGGAATCGATACGCCCGAATCTAGAACTAGAGATAAAGTAGAAAAACTCTTTGGTAAAGCATCTAAGAAACACTTAAAAAAACTATTAGAAAGTGCAGAATCTATTTCCCTCATTTCACACGATAAAGGAAAGTTCGGAAGAATCCTTGGTGAAATCTACATTCACAATAATACAGGACATCCGACCTTTGAAACTGAAGTCAATGTCAATCAACAAATGATTGATGATTGTCACGCAGTTCCTTACACTGGAGAGAACAAAGACTTAGTTGAACAACAACACTTAGACAATAGAAAAGTTGTTATGGAGACTGGGTATGTCACTCAAGAACAGATAGATAAGGTATCCAAATGATTTTATCTGTATTAGACTGTTTCTACATAATATCAATTGCAAGTATTTTTGGCTTCATTGTCATGATGGAAATGCAAATAAAACAAATCAAAACTATGATGGAAGAACACATTAAGTTTGACTGCATAGAAGACCACAAAAAAGACTAAAACCCTATTTACAAAACCACTACCTATGTGTATAATAGATGTATACATTAGGAGAAGTGTTATGTCATTTTTAAAAGATTTAGTAAAAGCATCGGGAAACGAATATGCAAATATAGTTTCTGATGGTGTTGCAGCTGGAGATGTAGATTCGTTTATTGATACGGGTTCTCATATCTT